GCTCGGAGTTGTTGACTTAAATCAAACCTGAAAGGAGGTCGCGGAATCCGCCAGAGCCATTGAGGGGCACGGCTTTAGTCGTGCCCTTTCATGTTTCTGCGAGACGCGGCCTTGTAGTTCACAGAGATTAAAGGAGTCCCATGCCACTGAAGACTGGCGGTCCAAACCTTACCCGGAGACTGATTGCGGTTGGCGTCAACGGCGCACCAACTGCCATCTTCGCAACCGGCTTCACGCGGGGCTGGCGGATCATCGAGAGCCCTGGCACACTCGCTGGCGGTGCGCAGACATCACAAGGATTCCAAGTTCAGATCCCGAATGACAACAGCGCCAACGGCTTTGCGCAATGGTTCACGCGCCCGGCTGTCAATGCCGCGGTGTCGCCACTGGAGGTCTACTTCGAGAACTGGAATCGCATTGCCGCGCATGGACCTTACGGTGAGGCTTTCGCCGGTCCTGGGAACGCAACGCCTGGCCTCGGAATCGCCGCTCCGACGTCTGCCACGCTTCTGGCTAACGTCCAGTCTTTGACCGCGACCGCAACCGTCATCGAGATCGAGGAATTCTTTTAGCCATGCCTCAGCAGCCAGTACAAGGCCCCATCGCCGCCGACAGTTCGTGGATAAAGGCCGCCACCTACTCGAATGGAGTTCTCGCCATCTCGACCAAGAAAGGTGCGCTGATCACGTTAATTGGTGTGCCGAGCAGGGTTTGGGAAGAGTACCAGGCAGCCACAAGCAAAGGTGAGTTCTACAACCGGCAGATCAAGGGAAAGTTCAAACAGATATGACGGCACCGTGGAATGTGCGAGTGACGCCCCGCTACTACTCGACGCTGAAGAAGTTGGTCCTCGCCAGTCCGGACTACTTTCTCGTTGAAATAAAAGTGAACGGCGAATGGATCGCAGCCGGCACAGCGCCGACAGGGTGGCTGGCCTTCTGGCAAGGAGTAGCGGCATGAGATGGCCCTGGGTATCGCGGTTGAGGTTAGAACTTGCGGAAGAGAGACTTCTCGACCGAGAGCAGCGCATCGAGGACTTACTCAAAGTCAACGACGAACTGATCGACCTGAACAGGCAACTGCGGTCTTTACCGATTGAGTCAACTCCGGACGAGAAGCCCATCGATCCGCCGAAACAGCACCGCAAGTTGGGCGCGCAGATCAGGGAAGACTTTCGCAGGGGAGCAAACGAACGGGCTGAAAAGGCCAAATCAGGAGTCAAGTAGCCAATGTCCTCACCCGCTGTGACGATGGGAACTTCCGGAGTGCAACAGGCTGGCCCTGATGTCGCCCATGGTCCCGACAATCCTCAGACACAGACAGCGGAGCAGCAGGAGCAGGAACTCCAGTTCCCCGAGGGCTACAAAGACAAGATGGTTGAGACGATCACGACCTACCGCACCGGCTGGGCCCCAGATCGTCTTCTACGCATCCCCGGCTGGATGCGCAACGTCCTGATGTTTCGCGGCAGCCAACTCATTGAGTTCGATCCATCCTCCAACACTTATGTCGACGTGCTCGCCTGGAACCGCGCGAATGGCAAAGCCGAGGCCGAGGACACCTACCTCGAGAAGTACGGCAACAACATCACCCAGATGCTTGAGGGTGGATTCTCTTCCGTGATCGCGGGCGCCGTTCCGTCCGTCCTTGTAAAGCCCGAGAACGCCGAGATTCTTGCCGATGTGACGACGGCCAAGGCTTCTCAAGAGGCCATTTCGATCATCGAGCGGATGAATAAGAGCGACAAACTTCTGCTTTCTGAGTCAAGTAATCTCTACCTCTACGGCGTCTACTTCAAGCACACACGCGCGGTTCTCGACGGCGATTGGGCGGGCTGGGACTACGAGGACATCTTTGGTGACATCGCCGTTCAGAAGCCCGACCGCTACCACTGCTACCGATGCGGAGCGGATACGCCGGCTCAACAGTTCCCGCTCAACCAGGCCAAGAGTTGCCCGACTTGCAAATCTCCGCTGGGGCCCGAATCCTTCTATCCCGCCGAGCAAAGCTCCGAGACGGCCATCACCGGGCAGAAGCGCGTTGCGCGCGCCATGGTCAAGTGGAGTGTCCATGGGCCAATGGAAATTGATGCCGACCCCTCGGCAAGCTCGATTGAGCAGACTCCGACATTAAGCTTCGACAGGGAAGTGGACATCGGCGCTTTGCGTCAGACCTATCCAGCGATCTTCAAGCAGATCACCGAGGGCGCGGAACTCGGAACGACACCCAATGCCTCTTATGAGAAGCTCCGCCGCAATGAAGTCACCAGCATGGGCTGGGGATACACGTCAGACTCCCAGAATCAGAAGCCAACCCTCAGCATGAACTGGATGCAGCCGAGCGCCTACGGTCGCACCGGGGATGAGGATTTCAAGAACTGGATGGAAGAGAACTTCCCTGATGGCGTCAAGGTGACTCTTATCGGTCCTGTCGTTGCTGATGTGCGCAAAGCCAATCTGGCGAAGGAATGGTCCGTCTGCCTTCTCCATGAGAACGTGGGCATGTATCCTCCCTCGATCGCGGACAACGTGGTGCCGTTCAATATCCGGCTGAACGACACGATGGACCTGATCGACGACTGGATCGAGCGTTGCGCTGCTAGCATGACGATCTACGACTCAAACAAGATTGACCGTCGAGAGATGGCGGGCCGGGTCATGTCGCCAGGCGTTCTGAACGGCATCCAGACCAAGGGCGCCGGCGTCGATAAGCCTCTTGGCGATTCGATCATGCAATTCGAGTTCAAACTTGACCCCCAGGTCTTCACCTATCCCAACATGCTGATCAATATGTGCGAGTTGATTTCCGGTGTGACGCCTCAGACGTTTGGCGGTGGTGGACAGGAAGGGATTGAGACCAAGGGCGGCCAGGAGCAGGCTTTGAATACGGCTCTCGGCCGGTTGAATATCTACTGGAAAGGCGTAAAGGAAGAGCATGCGCAGGCGGCTCAGAACGCTCTTGAGTGCCTCCAGAAGTTGATGCAGGCGGGCGCGGTCGGTGAGATTTGGGACGTCATTCAGTCCAACGGCTCTGAGTTCCGGAACAACTATGTGAACTGGAACAAGATGCAGGGCCACATCAAGGTGTATCAGGACATCGACCAGGGCCTCCCTCAGACTCCGCAGCAGATCCGCGACACGATGATGAACTTCGTCAAGATGGCGAGCCAGGACAACCCCATTGCGACGGCGATCATGGATGTGGTTCCGAATCAGGAGTCCGCAATTGCGATTCTCGGCACACCGGGCATGGTTCTTCCGTCGGCCGCACAGCGCGCGAGGACGCTCCAGGCAATCAACACGCTGATGGAGAATAACTACATCGCCGTTCAGGACCCGCAGACGGGCCAACAGGTTAATCAGTTGCCAGTTGTGCCGGAGCAGGAGGTTGAGGACTTCCCGATCCTGCGCGACACGATGCGCCTGTTCTGGCAGGAGAATGGCGACTACAAGAAATCGAACCCCGGCGGCTGGGAGCGGACCAAGGCATATTACGCGATGGCGCTCCAGTTGGAGGCCGGAGAGGCCGCCCAGGAAGCTCAGAGGGCAATGAAAGTGAAGATGGCCGGCGCGCCACCGCCGCCACCGCCGGACCCGATGATGGAACAGGCCAAAGCTTTATTGTTGCGCGATGCGGCTGATGAGGTTCAAAACCTGCAGCGCATCTCCCATCTTCCTCCGTTGGGTCAGAACGGAAGCGAAGCGGCGCAAGTTTCCGCCGGTGGTAAGATTTTGGACCTTGCGAGCAAATTAACGGCTACAATGGGTGAGAAATGATCATCTACCTTCTCACAAATCGAGCCAATGGCAAATACTACATTGGGCAAACACTTCAGCCTCTCTGTAAACGTCTGAAGCAGCATGTTACCGATGCAGAGCGCAAGCGCGGTCCATTGCAGATGGCCATTAGAAAGTATGGGATTGACGGATTCGATGTGGAGATTTTAGCCCAAGCTCAATGCGTGGATGATCTCAATTCGCTTGAGACGCTCTGGATACTTCTGACCTCTGCAACAAGCCGGGCCATAGGATACAACTGCACGACTGGCGGATTGAACCACATTCGCACAGAAGATACGCGGGGAAAGCTAAGGCT